TGTTACCAGTGTCACTGTCTTCGCACACTATGCTATACCACGAACACTGATAGATGTGCCAAGGCACCTGCAACCATTGTGCTGGCGCACTAACATACGACGGAGGTTTCTCGATACTTTCTAATGCTGAACTAGTGTATTTTTTAATTTGCCCATTACGAAGATATCCTACTGGATCCAACATGTAGATTTGATCCCAGTCATACTCACTCTGTGCTGGTTCCATCTCGGCCAAGGTAGCACTCATTTCATTGGCTTCTAAGATCCTGTACAACAAGTGTAATCGACTGGTGTTAACTGGTCCCATTATTGCGTCAAACATGTATTTTCGAAACGGAGTATTAACCTCGTCAACATTTTGAAACACATTGGATTGTACAGTCATCCCAAATCTTGGTTGCGAATTGCAGTACATAATTTCTGCTGGAGGCATCGTATCCTGCCATCTTCCAGAAAATATACACCGAATTTTTTCTGTTCCTAGCTTTTCACACAGTTGTCCGTACACAATAGGCCAACGGCTCTGCATGGCACAGTCGGTGTAGGTGACAACAAGATCCGCCCAAGACAAGTCCATCTCAGAATCAATTTGCTCGTAACCGAGCCAAACGATTTTTCGATACGACTCTACAGTAGCTGATTCACATCTTGCTGACAACTCGTCCGGATCCTGACACAGCTTGACGTTAGGGAACAACTGTTCGAACGGCAGCACCGGAGACTCTGCAGTCCAATAGAGATGTGGATCCCAAATGTAAAAGTCTACTTTGGGCAGAGGTAATAATTCTTGTGTCATAGTGGAGTGTGATATTTATTTGGCAAAAGTTTTGCCTTTTACTATTGTGATGCTAAATAAAAGCGTATACAATACAACTTGTATGCGCAGGCAACTAACATCTAAATTATTAGATAGGCATATAACATAGGCAACTTAACAAGGAGAAACACTATGGCATCATTAGCAGAAATCAGAGCACGACTACAGGCAGCAGAAGGTAACAAAGGCGGACAGAGTTCGCAAGGTGGCGGAGACAAATCAATCTACCCGCACTGGAACATGGAAGAAGGCCAATCGGCTACACTACGCTTCCTCCCTGATGGTAATTCAAAGAACACGTTTTTCTGGCAAGAACGAGCAATGATTCGTTTGCCTTTCAACGGCATCAAGGGAGAAATGGATTCTAAACAGGTTATGGTACAAGTACCCTGTGTTGAGATGTGGGGCGATGCTTGTCCAATCTTGGCAGAAGTACGTACATGGTTCAAGGACAAGAGCCTTGAGGACATGGGTCGTAAGTACTGGAAAAAACGTAGCTACATTTTCCAAGGCTTTGTTCGTGAGAACCCAATTGGTGACGACAAGACTCCAGACAATCCTATTCGCCGATTCATCATTGGCCCTCAACTGTTTACACTTATTAAAAGTGCGTTGATGGATCCTGAACTGGAAGAATTGCCAACAGACGCAATGCGTGGCTTGGATTTCCGTATCACTAAAACATCCAAAGGTGGCTACGCTGACTATAACACTTCAAAGTGGGCACGTAAGGAATCTGCACTGACAGAAGTAGAACAAGCCGCTGTAGAAGCGCATGGTTTGTTTGATTTGAGCACATTCTTGCCCAAGCGTCCAACAGACGTAGAGTTGAAAGTTATCAAAGAGATGTTTGAAGCATCTGTAGATGGCCAACCTTACGACACAGAGCGTTGGGGTCAGTACTTCCGTCCAGCAGGTGTTAATGCACCAGCAGGTGGCAACAGTGGTGTAACCGAAGACGACGTTGTGGCTGCAAGTGCTCCAGTAGCCAAGGCTGCCCCGGCACCTGCTCCGGTAGCAAGCTCATCACCATTTGATGATGACGAGGAAGATGCACCAGTAGCATCCGCACCTGTTGCTAAACCAGCAGCCACAGGCCAAAATGCACAAGACATCTTGGCAATGATCCGTGCTCGTCAAACCAAATAATTGACATCACATCACGCAAGGGGTTGACACCTCTTGCGTTTCTTTCTATACATAGGTGATATATGGGAAAACCATTTGACGTAAGCAAGTTTCGAAAAGAAATTACAAAAAGCATTGATGGCCTTTCAATTGGCTTCAACGATCCAACAGATTGGATCTCAACAGGCAACTATGCCTTAAACTATTTGATCTCGGGCGACTTTAATCGTGGTATTCCACTTGGTAAAGTTACAGTATTTGCTGGTGACTCTGGTGCAGGTAAATCGTATATCTGCAGTGGTAACATTGTTAAACACGCACAAGAGCAAGGCATCTTTGTGGTGTTAATTGACAGTGAAAACGCACTGGATGAAGATTGGCTCAAAGCACTAGGTGTTGATACTGGCCCAGATAAACTGCTCAAATTGAGCATGGCCATGATTGATGACGTTGCTAAAACAATTTCAACATTCATGAGCGACTATAAAGCTCTGCCTGACGGTGAACGCCCAAAGGTATTGTTTGTTATTGACTCATTGGGTATGTTGTTAACCCCAACAGACATTAACCAATTTGACTCAGGCGACTTGAAGGGTGATCTAGGCCGTAAGCCCAAAGCTCTCACTGCCTTGGTTCGTAACTGTGTCAATATGTTCGGTAGCTACAACGTTGGCTTGGTATGTACTAACCACACATACGCTTCACAAGACATGTTTGATCCAGACGATAAGATCAGCGGCGGTCAAGGCTTTATCTATGCAAGCTCTATTGTTGTTGCTATGAAGAAGATGAAGCTGAAAGAGGATGAGGATGGCAACAAGGTGTCAGAAGTCAACGGTATTCGTGCAGGCTGTAAGGTCATGAAAACACGCTATGCCAAACCCTTTGAAGGCGTACAAGTCAAGATTCCGTATACAACAGGTATGAGCCCATACTCGGGCCTTACTGACTTGATTGAGAAAAAAGGCTTGCTCAAAAAAGAAGGCAACAGTCTTGTGTTTACTACAAGTGCTGGAGAGATCATCAAGAAGTTCCGTAAAGGTTGGGAACGCAACGACGACTCGTGCTTGGACGTTGTAATGAAAGACTTTGGTAATCAGAAGGCAGAGGTAACTACCGTCGAGGAGGATGCAGAATGAGCGAAGTAGTAGCAAGCGAAATTTGGTCAGAACTAAAGAGATTTGTAAACACAGTAGATCGTGCAGAAGCCGCAGAAACTGTGGTACAAATCTTGATGGACAATGATTCAGACGTAGATGATATTCGAGATGCTTTCAAAGGCGACTCGGATATTAAACGAGCATTGACTGCGTACCTTGACAACGACAAAGATTATGTTGACGAAGAAGATGCAGACGAAGACGAAGACTTTGAAGACTTTGACAACGAAGACTGGGAAGATTAATGTCTAAGACATACTTTCCAATTCGTACTGCAACAAGTTGTCAATTAAAATGGAATTGGACTGCTCTGTATCTCAATGGAGGATTTTCTCGAACCTGCCATCGTACTGCTGAAACACCGTTGACTCCGGAAAATTTTAATAATTTTCATAATACCGAAGTTGTGTTAGATGATCGTACAAGAATGTTGCAAGGGTTGTGGCCCGAAACTAGTTGTTCTTATTGTAGAAATATTGAAGAGTCTGGTGGAGTAAGTGATCGATTACGTCAAATTGACGCTCCTGATCTTTCGCCACCTGAACTAATTGACAATGCTACTGCAATTCAAGTCAGCCCCACGGTACTAGAAGTGTTTTTTAATAACACTTGTAATCTGGGGTGTTTGTATTGTACTCCAGTATTGAGTTCAGTAATAAACGCAGAGAATCAAAAATTTGGTAGCTTTGAAAAAAACAATGTGTCGTTGACAGCAATTAGCACACACTACAAAGACTTATCACCACATTTTTGGTCTTGGTTCCCTACAGGATTTGTCAAACTCAAACGATTTGGAGTGTTAGGAGGCGAGCCGTTCTATCAAAAAGAGTTTGAAAAATTGTTGGACATGATAGAACAATATCCCAATCCCAATTGCGAACTCAATATCATAACCAACCTTATGGTGTCGCCTGACAGGCTAGCCATGTTCGTTGAACGTTTTAAAAAATTGGTATTAACAAAAAAAATAAAACGATTGGACATAACCTGCAGTATCGATTGTTGGGGACCACAACAAGAATATGTAAGGTGGGGACTTGATCTTGCTCAGTGGCAAAGCAACTTTGAAACACTAATCATGAACAAATGGCTCTACATCAGTATCAATCAGACTATCACTGCTCTCACCATCAAGACCATGCCTGAATTGTTGATCAAACTGAAAGAGTGGAATACCATACGACCAGTACACCATCACTTCAGTGGGCCCACGCCAGGACCTAGTTACTTTGATGCCAGTGTATTAGGTGGCAAACAATTTAAACAAGACTTTGATCAAATATTGTCACTAATGCCGCACAACACTGATGAGGACAAAATAACATATGATTATATGTCAGGTATAGCAAACAGAATTGTTAGCTCAGAGGTTAATCCACGTGAAGTTTCTAAATTGTTAACATATTTAGATGAAAAAGATCGCCGTAGAGGAACCAACTGGCAAACGTTATTTCCTTGGTTAGTTGAGTATAAAAAATATGTGGTACAGTAAAGTTACAGCAGACATTGGTCTTCTTCCAGATTTTGTTGCATATTACGAACAAGAACTAGACGTAGCCAAAAAAGACTGTCGCATTGGTGGCTTAGTAGAAAAAAATATTACTGCCCTACCAGGAATTACCGAACATCGTTTTAATCAACTGCAAGAAATAGAAGCAGTACTAAACTACTTGAATATTCAACTGCGTAAAATACGGCGCAAGCACTTTCAAAAATATCTTGAAGGGTATGCTAGAGCGTTAACTAGTAGAGACGCAGAAAAATATGTTGATGGCGAAGATGAAGTAATTGACATGGAAACGCTGATCAACGAAGTTGCTCTGTTGCGTAATCGTTGGTTGGGTATCATGAAAGGTCTTGATACAAAGCAGTGGCAAATGGGCCACGTGGTTAGATTGCGCACAGCAGGCATGGAAGATATACAAGTTTAAAGGAAAATATGAGTTATTTGTTTACAAGTGAAAGTGTTAGTGAAGGGCATCCAGATAAAGTAGCAGATGCCATTAGTGATGCAGTGCTAGATTTAGTCATGAGCAAAGAAGATTCAGCATTGCGTTGCGCATGTGAAACTTTGGTTACAACCAATCGTGTTGTAGTTGCAGGAGAATACAAAGGCATTTTACACACAGAAGAAGTTGATAGTGCAGTTCGTCGTGTGATCAAGGACATTGGATACGACCAAACTGGATTCAGCTGGCACGATGTAGAGATTACAAATCTATTGCACGGGCAAAGTGCAGACATTGCCTTGGGCACAGACACGTTTGGTGCAGGCGACCAAGGCTTGATGTTTGGATATGCATGTAATGAAACTGATGTACACATGCCCAGTGCAATCTACTGGAGTCATCGCATTGTAGAAACGTTGACACGTGTGAGAAAAAGCATGGCCTTGACATGGTTGGGTCCTGATGCCAAGAGTCAAGTTACATTTGAATACAACGATGATGGCACACCCAAACGTATTGCCAAAGTTGTTTGTTCAACACAACATCACGAATCAGTGGATATTGTTCAGGTTAGACAATCTATTGAAAGCGTGATTCGTAGCATTCTGCCTGAGAGATATATAGATAATGCTACTGAGTTTTTTATTAATCCTACTGGTCGTTTCGTTATCGGTGGTCCTGATGGCGACACTGGCCTCACTGGAAGAAAAATTATTGTGGACACCTACGGTGGTTATAGTCCTCATGGTGGCGGTGCTTTTAGTGGCAAAGATCCTACTAAAGTAGATCGTAGTGCGGCATACTTAACTCGTTATCTTGCAAAAAATATTGTAGCAAGTGGCCGAGCAGATTGGGCAACTGTGCAAATCAGTTATGCTATTGGATTGGCACAACCAATGAGTTTCTATGTTGAGACAGCCAATGCCGCACAAGGTCGTGAGTTGACTAAATGGATACAGGACAATGTTGATTTGACGCCTCAAGGTATTATTGAACGATTTAATTTGTTCCGTCCTATCTACAGCTCAACAACCAACTATGGACATTTTGGCAAAGACTATTTGCCATGGGAAAAGATTGATTTATTTTAAAGGAACATCATGGATTACAAAATAGCAGACATCGGCCTGGCCGCATGGGGACACAAAGAAATTGCCATTGCCGAGCACGAGATGCCCGGATTACGAGCAGTATTAGAAGAATATCAAGATCAACAACCGTTGAAAGGTGCAAGGATTGTAGGTAGCTTGCACATGACTATTCAAACGGCTGTGCTGATCAAAGTACTAGTAGCACTAGGTGCAAGTGTGCGTTGGAGTAGTTGTAATATATTCAGCACACAAGATCAAGCAGCCGCTGCCATTGCTGATTTAGGTATTCCTGTGTTTGCTTGGAAAGGCGAAACAGAAGAGGAGTATTGGTGGTGCATTGAGCAAACAGTGCGTGGTCCAGATGGCTGGACACCCAACATGATCCTTGACGACGGGCATGACTTAACAGGTTACATTCACGACAAGCACCCTGATCTTGTTCCTGGTATCAAAGGAGTCACAGAAGAAACCACAACAGGTATTCACAAGTTGTTGGAACGCATTCAGGCAGGTACATTGCTAATGCCTGCCATCAACGTAAACGACTCTGTGACCAAATCTAAGTTTGATAATCTTTATGGTTGCCGCGAAAGTCTTGTGGACGCGATCAAACGTGCCACAGACGTTATGATTGCCGGCAAAATTGCTGTGGTTTGCGGATACGGTGATGTAGGCAAAGGATCGGCACAAGCTCTGCGAGCATTGAGTGCGCAAGTTTGGGTTACAGAGATTGATCCTATTTGCG